TCCCTGGCCAAAATCACGGCCAGGGGTTTTTTACTTTATACGTGAATTTTCGGTTTTTTTGAGTTTTCTATTGACGTATTGTGAGGACTTATCATATTTCATAACTCTGTCAAAGTCCTTCATGAATAATCCCAATAAATCTGGTTTAAGGATGTTTATATTTCTTTTTTCTTCATTTAAATTTGTTTCAAATTCTAAGAAAGTTACTGATTTTATTGGTTTTTGACTCATATTACTAGTAGATGATGGTGTATTTGTTGATTTAATTTGCCCACCAGAAAAATATTCCATACTCCAGTTTTCATCAACTATTAGTCCAGCTGGCACAATAAGTTGATTATCTCTATCTCTAAATTCTGTTGTTTCGTGATGATGAATACTAGCTAATTCTTGAGGTGTGTATTTTTCATTCAAATATTGATTCAATTGAAATTGATCTAGAGGCCATTCATTATTAATATCAATAATGTTATTAGCCATTAAAACCACCCAATCAAGATTGTTATTACCATAAACTCTTTCAGCTACATTATCTGGTCTTTCATCACCAGTAATTTTATACCTATCAAATTGCATAAAATTAGCAAATAAGTCTTCTCTGACTTTTGCTCTACGGAATAAATTTTTTGATTGAACAACATCTAAATTACTCTCTCTTGTTTTTAAGGGAGAGGGATAATTAAGATTTGGTAGTTTGCGGAAGTAATAAGACATTTAGAGACCTACATCATCCTCTGCGGTAAATTCTTCATAATCCACATCATATATGGGTGCTAATTCTGTAAAGGAAAGTGATATCAAAGTAGTGATTGGTTGACTATCCACTTCATAAGCAGCAAACCTACCGACTTCACCAGTATAATCTACTGACATATCTGTTAAAGCACACGTTTTAAACTTATTCAAACCTTTAATATCTTTTTGAGTTCTAGCTTTTATATATCTCAATTTAAATACGTCTGGTGTTCCAAGTAAGAAATTGTTACTTGCACCTGATTGATTAAGAACATTGGGATTTTTCTTGACAACAGAGTGTTGTTTTAGAGCTCTAATTATCATACGAACTCTTTTTGCTTCATATTCATCTCTCGGAGTAAATCTGATAGTAAAAGAAAAACTTCTAAGTGAAGGGCCATTAAAGAGTAATTCAAGATTAGGATTTCTAACTGCTCCTGTTGTTCTTGTAATTGCTTGATCAATATCAATATTGACACCTAATTTAGAAGAAGAAAATTGAGCAAGACTTCTTAATGTTTGAAGTCGTACAAATTGAGGATTCCTCAACAAGCTTTTACCCTCAGTAAAAGTAGAGGCAGCAACACTCTTAACAGCATTAAACAAATCTACAGAAGCATTTTTAATCTTTTCTTCTACTGATTCTAGTTCTTCCTTTTTTCTTTGATCTGTTGCAAAAAATTGTGAAACCAAAGGCCCAGCAATTGCACTTACAAAACCACTCATTTGCTCACCACCAAATCCAACAGAGTTCATGTCTTTTATTGATGGTGGGATTGGTAATTGAATAGTTGATTGTAAATCTTGAAGTCTAAAATTTTGTCTATTTCCTCTTCGGTTTGAATTTGCAAAGTAACCTCCTGAACCAGAATCGGGTGCTTTAGGTTGTGTTGTATTTCCATCTTTATCAGTAGTATAACCCTGATTATTGGCAGTTATACTTGGTAAACTTGGAGCTGGTCTATACTTGAATATTTGTATCTCGAAGTAATCTTGTAAATCCGTATCTAAATCTATGGGATATTGTAAAACACCTCCACCACCTATTTTGCTTTTGAAAAGGTTTTCAAAAAATGAAGCTAGACCAGTTTGTTTTTCTTGTTTCTCTACTTCTTCCGATGTATTATTAGCAGCAATGTTTACCGCATTTGTGTTAAGTTCAGAAAGACTTTGTTTTTCTGCTGCATCAAAATTTTCTGCTAAAGCCATAATATCACCTCAATATTGCTTTTATTACTATACTTCTAACGGTATCTAAGAAGTTTATTGAACCATACTCATCAATTAATGTTGCATTATCATTTATTAAGTTATCGGTAGCACCTTTTTTCATCAACTTTAAAGATTCTGTATACATTAATGTTCCTGTTTTATTATTAAAATCTGTATTATCACTGAATGTATATACACTATATGATGAGTTGCCAAATGTATCATCTAAAGAAATGTAATACTTCTTACCATTAGAATTTCTTAATCTACTACTATGCGTTATGGCCATTACTTATCCCTCCATACTCTGTAAGGTGGAAAATCATTGCCGTTGTTATTGATAAATTTTGATGTAGGTAATAAAGACACCTCTGCCATCTCCGATTCGGGTATTCTCATAATATTACCTTGTATCCCACTAAAATAATACCTGTGTATTGTCTTTCTGGGTACAACTGCACCGTCGCCACTATTTAGAAGGCTTTTTGCGACTCCTTCTCTTAATTTATTATTTAGGTAATGTAGATTGGCTCCAAGGAATCCATCTTTGAACACACCTAACACATAACTCATAGGAAACTGGTCATAATACTTCAACTTCTCTGGTTTAGTTGCAACATAGTTGAAGAAATATAGTTCACCAACCTCTACTGGCCCAGATACTTCACCAAACTCGCCAGGATCATCATATTCTGCACCTTGATAATTCTGCAAAGCAGTCATCAACATACTACGATACCAGTCACGACTGCGGTTTCGTTTGCCTGCCTCTTGTATAATCTGGGAAGCGATACTCATTTAATACCTAGTTCCTTCTCTGTAAAGATTTTAAATTCCCATAGTCTATCATCACAAAAGTCTTTTGCAGCCTTCCATTTAGCCTGATTCACACCCCATGTATAGACCTCATTCATCCATGTTTTAGTTTTCTTTGATGGATTTGTGACTGGTTCTTTACATTGTCTTGCTGGTTTGACTTCAATTACCATACGACGAGTGTTCTTAGACCCATCAACATACTTGATATAGAAGTCTGGAAAGTATCTTCTCCTACGGCCACTGACTGGATCTCTGTATGGTATTGAAAATTCTTCACTACCCCATTCAATAATATGATCGTGAGAATCACAATATACCATGAATTTACGTTCCCATAATGACCTATAAACGATGTTTCTGGGATCTCCTTTGTATTTTCTGGGGTTGGTAGGCCTATACTTCCCACTATAGCTCATAAATAAAAGATGATAACTAGCTGATATCTATTTAGAGATAATGTCAAGAAGACCAACAAAATACCCAATTAATACGATACGATCAAGATTCCAAACTGTGGCTCTTGATAATAAGTATCAGATTTTCATAGAACCAAATGAAGTTGTATACAACGCAGCTGCATTGATAGGTATTGATAGAAGATTTATAGATGAAGATTTAGGACTGTATGTATCTGAATCTGTATTGCCTGGATCCTCTTTTGCTGACGTTGAGGTTTCTGGTGATAGACAAGGTATTACAGAGAGAATGCCATTCAAGAGAATATATGATGATGTGACATTTTCTTTTATGGTTGATAGAGATTATAAGGTTATGAAATTCTTTGAATCTTGGTTACAACTGATAAATCCTCTCCATGGCCAAGTTGATGGAAAGGCAGACAATCAGATTATGACATTACGTTATCCAAAAGATTATAAATGCACCATGAGTGTTGCAAAATTTAATAAAGATTATTTTGAGAACACATATACGAATGGGATGCCTAACGATAATGCTGGATTCTTATATTATTGTTTTATAAGGGCGTGGCCATTATCAATTTCATCTACACCAGTAAATTACGACTCTGGTACAATATTGAAGTTAAATGTTACTTTTAGATATGAGAGATATGTTATGGAAAATGTGACTAGAGGTATGATTAGGTCAGGATGGAAGGGATATTCTGATTCATTTGATCCTTGGATGGGTAGATATGATGATTTAATAAACAATTATAAGGGTTCCTAGAAGTTGAATAAATAAAACGCTGACGAAATTATTATGCCATTACCAACAATTGTTACTCCTACGTTTGAACTGAACTTACCATCAAACGGAAAAAAAATTAAATATAGACCATTTTTAGTTAAAGAGGAAAAAATTCTTATACTTGCGATAGAAAGTAATTCTATGAAGGATATTTCTAGAGCTATAAAGGATGTTTTAAAAAATTGTATTTTAACTAAGAATGTAAAAGTAGACGAATTACCCACTTTTGATATCGAGTATCTATTTTTGAACATACGTTCAAGATCTATAGGTGAAAGTATTGAATTGATTGTGACTTGTCCCGATGATGGTGAAACTAAGGTTCAAACTAAAATCTATATTGATGAGATAGAGGTTAAAAAGGATGAAAATCATAGTCTTGATATTAAACTAGACAGTACTTACACAATGAGATTGAAATATCCATCATTAGATCAGTTTATCGATGATAATTTTAACTTTGATGATGTTACTAAAGATAATAGTTTTGATATCATTGCCTCATGTATAGATATTGTTTTTAGTGACGAAGAAGCATGGGAAGCAAAAGACTGTACTAAAAAGGAATTGATTGACTTTGTTGAAAGATTGGATTCAAATCAATTTAAACAAATTGAAACATTTTTTGATACTATGCCTAAATTATCACATCAAATTGAGGTCGAAAATCCTAAAACAAAGGTCAAATCAACAGTGATGTTGGAGGGACTGGCAAGTTTTTTCGGCTAAGTATGGCTCATATGAGTGCTGAGTCATACTATGAATTGACGTTTTCTTTGATTCAATATCATAAATATAACTTAACTGAGATTGAAAACATGATACCTTGGGAAAGAGACATTTATGTTAATTTACTAAGAAATTACTTAGACGCTGAGAAAATGAAACAACAGCAACAACAAGGATTAGGATAATGCCATTACCAGCAGTACTTGGTATACCATTACTTATTGGTGGTATTTTGTCAGGGGCAGCGAGTGTTGATGCCCTGTTCGGTAGTCGTGTATGGAATTTAATGACTACAGGTAAATTTGAGAGTAATTATGATAGAGAACTCAGAAAATATAATGAAGAAAACGTAAAAAATAAAAATCAAAGTAATACTAAGACTAGTAGTAGAAGTGGTTTTTTTGGTATAGGAGGAGATAAAAAAACTACAGGAGACGAAAGAAGATTAGGTATTTTAAGTTTTTTAGGTGATCGTAGTAGAAAATTAGATGATGCACCCGACATTGTAGAGAGGAATGATCAGGTTTTAGGAGGTGTAGATTCCTATGGTGGACTACTCCCACCAATTACTGTTGTTCCTAATATTAATAATGAAAGAATTTTAGATTTGGGATTTGAGGGTGTTCGTAAAGAAATAGAGAAAATAAACGGTAATATAGACGCAATAAGATCAGCTATGGTACAAAGTGCTCTATTAGAGTCTTCATATAGAGATTCTATGATAGAATCCATGCGTAGAGACTTGGTTGAAAAGGGAAAAGATAGATCTGACACGAGAACTGAAAAATCTATATTTAATTTACTTACAAGATCAGAACCTCAAAAATCTGTATCTCAAAATACAAAAAGTTTGTCTGATCGTCTTGGTGGTTCTCTAGGATTGGCTCTAGGACTTAATTTAGCTAATTTTGGTTTAGATCTTTTTGATGATGACACTGACCCAACTGGTGGAGGATCTGGAGAGGGGGATGATGAACCAACCCCTCAAGTTGGTGATTACTATAGCACTAAGGGTGGTCAAGGTAATAGAAAGTTTTATTATGTATTACAACCAGACGGATCTTTTAAGAAAGTCGGAAGAAACAAACCAAA